GAAGTGCATCTTTTGAGGTGCTGTGGCAAATCAAATGTCTGGGTTCCTCTAGGTGTTGTTTTTACTTCAACCAAGGCGCATTGACGCTTTGTCTGGTATACATGATTAGCCTGTTGTTCAATTAAGTCAAGCAATGTCGGACACGCCACATCATCTAAATTAATCCTATAAGAACTTTGTTTGTTAAAGGCTTTTTCGTTAGCTGTTGTCCTTGACGCAAACCATATTTTCTTATGATCAATGGCTGCCTGAAGGTGCTCGTTTCCTTTTCTTATCCAATCAGAGGAGAAGACCTGTTTAAAGCAAATGGTTCCAGCAGTTTTATTGTAATGTCTTTTGGCGGTCTTAAGTTCGCTTAGATAAGCATCTCCATCTGCACCACTATTGAACTCAAAAAAATTGATTTGTTTATCTGTAAATAACTTCGATTCATTGCACCCATCAATAAATTGATACCCCGCATTATCAATTATAATCATTTCCAAATCAAAACTATCGGTTATGTAGTTCATGTACTTAATGTGGTCCTTGAGGTTCCCACCCGCGACTGCGTATGAATTAACTAGAACGCTTGTTCTTGTTTCGGAGTCGATTTCCAAAAGAGACATGGCAAAATAATCAGATGCTGGGCTGTTACTAAAACTAGGGTCGATCCCTAGAATATACTTATGACCTTTGTCGCCCTTGATGAGGGTTGTTGGTTCTTGCCCGTCTGGGATTGTACACTCGTGCATTTTCTTTGCGCTAAAATAAGAGTCGCTCCCATCAGAGAATTGGGCGCAATACTCGCGCTGGAAAGAGGAATGGCTTTGCCCTCCACTCTGTGCTTCCTCGATGATAGTCCTGTCGATCATATGCTCTGGAAGAGCTTCATAGCCCAACTGGGAAATAAAATATTTACTTTCGATTTCTTCCTCGTCCTCTATGTGTCCAATCCACTCTTGGTATGTTTTATAAAGATTTTCAAAAGTATAACTAGCGGAAGAAAGTGCTATCATTTTACTGTCGTTCTCGAACACCATTCTGTCGCTCTCTTTCATCGCACCCTGTTTTATCAAATTGTCTTCCGTCTCTCGTATTTCGATACGCTCCTTCATGTTCTGTGGTGCAACCAAAAACGGCATAAGAACGGTTTTGATAATATCCTCTGGAAGAAGAAGATACTCATCAAGAACTAATATGTTCGCACGAAAACCACGAATCTTTTCACCATTGAGAGGTATAGCGGTTATACTGCCACCATTGATTTGCCACTCGTACTGGTCGTTCCTTTTTATTTTTGCACCAAAGGCTTGGGCAAGTAATTCGGCACCTTTCGACACTACTAGTTTTTCTAGATTATTAAAAATAAACCTAGCGGTACGAAATGTAGGACCAGCAACAAGTATTTTTGTTCCGGGGTTAAATACACACTGAAGAAAACAAAACACAGAAGCAATAAACGTTTTACCACAACCACGTCCCCACACGCACATGGAAAAATTCCTATTCATGAATCCTTTTAGAGTAATCTCTTGGTAGGGTGCTAATTTTATTCCAGATATAAGCTCGGTAGTAAATCCCACATTGGAGTGAAGAAATCTCGCCAGAGAAATTTTTGCTTCTTTGTCGTTAAGTTCGCCCTTTAAACCCATCAACGTTTTATTGAGGTCTTCAAGTTCAACTTCATATTTTTCAGGGCAATACCACATTATAGTTTTTTAGAGTCGTAAGCCAATTGCAAGTCAACGTCTCTAATGATTTCTTCGTTATTAAAAATTTTTTCTACGACTCTAGAGGCTTCTTTTCGGCCATCAACAAATAAAAATTGTATTAATGGATACTCTCTAATTAAGTCCCTTACCCTTCTTAGTATATACTGAGAAGTGACTTTGGTATGTTTAAATATCCTTTCCTTGCTTTGCTTTTTTCTCAAGTACCCAAAATAGAGCGCGTGTTTAAAGTCCTGCTCAATCAAGATTACCAACAACGTATTTGCTTCTTGGGCTTTCTCAAGCTCCTTACAAAATCTTTCGTAGTTGTCCGGTCTAAGTGTCCCAACGAAATCGGCTAATGATTTTCTCTCTATCCTGCATGTGTGTTTTTTTGTTTTCGGTGCTTAGTGCGTAGTCACCAAATTTAAGACCTTTTGATTCTGTTTTAGTCTTAAACTTAAGGGGGTTTTTCTCCCTTGTGTCTATGTAAATAATCGAGTCTCTCGCCCTTTGTTTGTCCTTAAATAAAAAAGTTTTTTTATATTTGTTCTTCAGCCCAAGCTCCTTGCACAGATCATAATAGTCACCAAAAATTCGATTTAACTCATTTATTGCTGGGTATCTAAGACTTCTGAGTTCTACTTGACACATTGAATATTCCATGTTCTTCTTCTTAATTCTCTTGCGTATCATTCCTAAGCATATGCTCCTGACCTCAATCATTGGCTTCTCGTCTCTCCATCTTTTGAAATTTCGAGGGCTATTAAAAAGTGCATCGAAGTACTGTTCTTTGGACTTATATTCAATTGGGTTGCCATCGTATAAATCAAATCTGGGAAAATATTTTTGATAGTAATCAACCACCGTTATCTTGTGTGCCTTTAGATGGGCATGAAGAGAACGGTCAGTTTCAAATGCTTTTCCACATATCTCACACTTAACCATTTAGAACCTCATTTTCGCTCAAGCCCAAGATTTTTCCTTTGAGTTCATCCATTGTAGTCAAACGGTCGATTTCTTCCTTTACGACAATTTTCCTTAGTTCGGCTAACTTTATCATTTTCTTGCGCGATTCTTCTTCTTTCCACATCTCTACAAGATTAAGAATGCTTGCGTTATTTTTAAGTTCTTTGCTTAGTCTAGTGCTCCTTTTTTCTTTAAGGTCGTTTAATAATTTTGTTTGTCGATTGATGCATTGGTTATATTCCGTTTGACATGAAGAAATTGCTTCTATCAAACTCATGGACATCCTTCGACCTTCCGTGTCATCTGCTGAGTCGTCCATGAGACGGCTGAGTCTTTCTACCCTAGCCTGAACCGTGGAAGCAATCACAACCTCGCATGATAAAACTATATATTGATCAACCTCTTCTTGTGTTAAGTCATATTTGTCATGAGAATACCGTACAAAACTACTCTCAAATAAATCCCTGTCGCTAGATAATAAGTAACTATTTATCTGATGCATAAATCTATATGTACTTAGATATCCAATCAATGAACCAATTGCCTTCCTTTGTGCGGGGCTCATTTTATCCTTGTTTAATGCCGGGTGAACATATTTGTTAATGCGAGCTAGGGATGAAGCAAAAGTTTTGGGGCTTTTATATGCGCTGGTCACTTCTTCGTTGGCTGGCATCAATAACAGGTCTTGAGGAAGTGTATCTAAGTACTCGCTAACGCATCTGGCCTCCTGACTAAGGTTACTAAGCGATGGGTCCTTAAATACAACCTTCGTTAATTCATGGGGCTTCATTGTACATGCGTTGTTGTCTATGAATTCTTTTTGTTCGTCAGTTAGTGCCTTTTTTTCTTTTGGCTGATATTTGTGTGCCCCTCGTGCGTGTATTTTCCTCGTGGCTAAAAACGCTTTGACCGCCCTACCCTCTTTACTTCTCCCGTCAAAATTTTCATCAGGAAAGGCTTTTTGAATTAATGTCAATAAAGCAGGTGGATCATTAGGATTGGAATTCCATTCATCCATAATGACACTCTTTTGATCTTCTGTGAGCTTTATGTCGTCCATCTTAATACAAGTCTACGTCCCCGCTTTTTAAAACTTTTTTGACTTTTTCTATTATGCTTTTTTTAATATTTTTTATCTGTTTGTATCCGGGTGATCTGTTTCTTTCTGTGGTCTTGTAACCCATTTTTTTTGCTGTCTCATCCTCGGACAAATGTAAGATATAAAGATTTTTATAAACCTTCCACTCTACGTGCTTAAGGATCAGTTTCATTTTCTCGTGCAGTTTTATTGCTGCTGATTCTATGTCAAAATTTTCTTCAAACTGTTGATAGACTTCTTGTGAGTGATTCTCTAGTGATAGTGGAAGTTTTGCATCGTAAGCTAATTTTTTTGTTTGTGCCCAGTTCCTGTACAGTGGACAATCTCCATCTTGTTTTCCATATATTCGACATAGGTCCTCCCCTTCTGCTGCTGCACACTTCAAGCACGGCCTCGAAAAATTTCCGTAATTATTTCTTATCAGATTTTTTATTTGATTCGATATGAGCCTATTTAACCAAGGCCCAAGAGGTTTTTCAGGATCATAAAGATGCCACTTTTTGAAAATATGAATTCTTAAAATTTGTGATACATCGTCAAAATCCATCCAAGCTAGGATGGTAAGTGTCCATTTATTTCTTCTTTTGCGTATCTCGTTATCTATTTCCTCTACGCAGTCTTCATATCTAAGATTGGATACTTTCTTTTTCCTTGTTGCCCTCTTTGAAGGTTTCTTGGCGGAATTTGTTTTTTTAACCTTGTTTTTCAAGGGTGACTATGAATTTTTAGGTTGTTGGTCCGAGCCAGCCTCCCTAAAAAAATCGTCCATTAACGCCTTTCTTTCTTTTTTATTCGGTGATTTTCTGTTGAAATCATCCGAATTATCAGACTGTGTACCAGCTATGTCCCCAAAAGTTAGGGAACCTTTTGTGTAAAGCTGTATATCTACGTCTAATTTAGAAATATTAGGTGTTTCCTCCTGAGGTGCATCATTTTCTTTTGGCTCTTCTATAGGTGGTTTGCCCATCCTCGCAGCAGAAGCATTCAACGGTTTTCCACAACCCGAACAAAAAGACGGGTATTTTGCCGTATATTCTGTAGGATTTCCGCATTTTCTACAGTATATCTTCATGTTACTATTATATCTCCTTTCGACATGTGATCTCTAATATTTAATGTGTAAATATACACGTATGCCTAAGAGACCTTTCAAGTTCAAGAATGCGAAGGGCATTGAGTATGAGGTGCTTTTTAGAAAGCCTAACCAAAAGCATTATGGCGATGCCGACGGTACATGCTCTGACCCCGATGGAGGTAAACCAAAAATACACATAAGCCCTTACCTCACTCCCCAAAGCGAACTTAACACCTGTATTCACGAGTTTGCCCACGCATTTTTTTGGAATAAAACCGAGACCGAGATATACGCATTCGCCAATAGTCTTAGCAGATTTCTTTACACAGACAGAAAATGGAGAAGAATTAAACGTTCAGCTAGGAGGGAAAAATGAAAGAAGGTTCTATTGAATCAATATTATTGAATATGAAATCCTTAAAAAAAACAATCAAAAAACTAAGCGAAGAAAGTAACGAACTCATTCATCTAAGTCAAAATTTTGAGGTTTTTTCTAAAAGACCCGAGTTTAAAGAACTTAGCGTGGCAGAATTACGGGAAATTCAGAAGACCGCATTTGACACAGGTTACGAAATCAACCAGAAGGCTTATGAGATGTTGAAAATGATAGACCACTCGACGTCATCGTTAAAGTACTTTTTGCCCTATAGTCGTTTATAATTTTTTATATTTTGAATTTTCGTTTAGTTTTTTTACCAAAAACTTAACAAGCTTTGACCTCATGATGTCTTCCTCTGTGAACTCAAAAGTATGTACTCCCATGTCTCTACTTTCGTCGTCATTAAACGTTGTATACATTTTTTGAAATGATCCGCCCTTGTGATTATAAAGGTCTGTCTGCATGGGGTCGGCCAGAACGAAAGCTCTACTACCTCTTCCAAGCCTCGTGAGTACGGTAATAATTTCCTTTGCGGAACTGTTCTGCGATTCGTCAAGTATAATGCATTTATTTGTCCAGTTCATCCCACGGGCAAAATTGACTGGGAACATTGAAATGCGGTGTTCTGATTCAAGTTTTTCCACTCTTGTTTCCGTGAGAAGCTCCTCCAACTTATCCAGAAAAGGAAGGTTGTAAAAACGCAGTTTTTCTTCTGCGCTTCCCGGTAAAAACCCCAATCTTGATTCAGAAGATTCAACAGCGGAACGAAGATACATTATGTCACTAACCCATTTGAGATTAAGAAGTTGAAGTCCGCAATATACGGAAAGTAATGTTTTACTGGTTCCGGCGGGCCCATGTACAAACATGATTTTTGTGTCTACATCAAGTGCTATTTTGAAAAATTCTTTTTGTTTTGCTGTCCAAGGGAATTGGTTTACTTTAATTTTTCTTTTGATTGGGTCGATGTTGGTTAAAGCAGGATATATTTCTTCGTCGATTTCTTTTCGAGTATCCTCTTTCTCTTTTGCCCTTTTGGAACCTTTTTTTTTCGTTGCCATTCAGTGTTATTTTACACTAGGCAAACCAACCTGTGACTGATATTCTATGTTTCTTACAGTCGGGTGCAACATGAGACACAAAATGTGGAACGCCATTCCTGCTGATTATATCAAACATAACCAATCGGTTGAATATTGGCTGAACCACCTTAGTTATGGTTGAGTAGTCGTCTTCCATAAAATGAAGAAGCCCACCATCTTGTGGTCTCCAGTTTTTAGACAGACTAAAGACAAACCCTATCTTGCCCTTGTTATGGTCATGGTGTGGAGATAAAAATTGACCAGCCCTATACCTGCTTGAGAATAGCTCCTTTGCCGTGGAGACATCCATATCTGTAATTTCGTTGATGAAGTTTAAAAGTGTTTCGGATTTTATGAATTTCTTGAATTGGCACTCTTGGCAGGGACAGTCTTCAAAATGATTGTCTAGTGTTCTGTCGAACGAGTAACAGAACTGCCCCTTGTGGAAAGACTGGTTAGCTTGGCTGGTCAAATCGTCGCAAATTTTTAAATTTTGTACTGATCTTCTCGTGTGCGTAACACCTTCATTGTAGTCTTGATTCCCGTTGCTTTTAATCAGTGTACTTGTAAACCACCAATGGTCAGGCATCGACTCGGTGAAAAACTGGAAGAGCTTGCCAGCGTCTTCCGCGACCAAAAAATCATATACCTTAACCGAGCGTTGATTCCGAAAGGCAACTTTTAGGTCGCTGGGGTCCAGCTTAGGATTTATTTTGAAACTCATTAAAATAAATATTAAACACAACACCAGTCCGTTCCTTGTCGGTGTTGTTGCGTACAAGGGGAGGAATATCTCCCTGAAAAATTATATCAGAGAGAGTATCTATTGCTGTTGTATCCATTTTCCGTCGTCGCCTTGACCGAAAAAGTTCACAGGCTTATCGTCTTGAGGTTCTTCACCGGAGACTGGGATTTCTATTTCCTCTGACATGTTATTCGTGTGCGCTGTTTTCTTGTCTTTTGCACCACGCAATATACTCATCCCACATCTGTTCGTAAAGGACCTCTTTCGCTAAAGACTCTTCTGGCTTCTTTTCTTCGTCCACATAAGCAATTACACTACACGTTTTCAGGGGGGCGTTTAACATCATAAATTAATCCAACTTTTTCCAACAATAAAATTACCCACCAAGCAATATCTAACTGCCACCATTTAAACCCAGTCTTGGCAGACCTTGGAAAAGC